TGGGTATTCCGGCGTTGTGGTGGGGGATCGATATTCGATTTTCGAGGTTGGAAGCACATCTGAATTGAGTTTTTACGTTTCGTGGGCCGATGGCACCTATTCGATTGTGATGGGCAAGCCGCAGTCGTTGGGTGCTGGTTTCATGCGTCAGCCTGGAGCACCGTGGGGGTTCTATTTTCAGCGGCGGTTGTGGGTTCCGTTTTACTATTCTCAGAGCGGGACAGCACCGGTTGTGTTCGCTGATCGCGGGATTCGTGATGAGATTGCGGTGAGTGACATCTTGGACGAGAGCACCTACGACCAGATCTACAACCAGTTTCGGATTACAGGTGGGACCGCTGATTTTGTGGTGGGTTTTCAAGGTTTCTATGACGATGCGATGGTTGTTTTCAACCGCAACAGCATCCACATACTAACACAGACGCAGGGATCGGTGGATGACGTGGTGGTTCGCGAGTTGACGAGGGAGGTCGGGTGTTTGGCTCGGAAGTCGATCATGATGAAAGGGAACACGGTGGTGTTTTTGAGCGATGCCGGCGTGTATGCGCTCGAGTTTGCCGACCAATACAACCTGCGGGGGACTGACGAACCGTTATCGAAGAACATCCAGCCGTATATTGACCGGATCAACCGGGATCGTGCGGACAAGTCGGTGGGGATCTATCATGACAACCGCTATTTTTTGGCGGTTCCGCTGGATTCGGTCGAGGGTGCGGGTGATGCTCGTGGAAACAACGCGATTCTGATCTTCAATTTCCTCAATAAAGCGTGGGAGTCGGTAGACACTTACAGCGAGAACGATTTTCTGATTAAAAACTTCATCAGGGCGAGTGCGGGGGTGCGCGACGACCTGTATGCGGTTACGACTAACGGCGGACTACACCAGATTGATGCTGTTGACAGCGCATACGACCGTTTGAGCGTGACCAACTCGTCCGATGACGTGGTGGTGGTGCCGATTGTTTCGAAGTTGACAAGTCGGGGGTATGATTTCGGGGATTTGGAGCGCAAACGGTTCACGGTTGCGCAGGTCCAGATGCAGAACCTTGCCGGGGATACCGGAGAGTTTGACGTTTCGTTCAGTTCGGAAGATCCCGATGCAGCTACATCACTGGGGACGACCACAGATTTTCTTGGTGGGGAGATTCTTTCACCGAGTGATGCCAACGAGGCCGAAACAGCATCGATCCGGTGCCGGTTGGGCGGATTTCGTGGATTCACAGGCACCATGATTTTAACACGCACGGCAGGCAGTCCAAAAATTCATTCTTTACGGGTTTCAGGCACTACAACCAACAGACAAGTGATCTCACAGAAATAAATTTATGGCAGGAGTAATCGAAACCACACGCACATTCGCAAGCACTGAGTTGGTCACGTCGATCAAGCTCAACGAAATCATCAGCGAGACAGCTTTCACCGGTGACGCGATCACCGGAAGCACGTTGCAGGTCTCGACCGGCAAGTTGAAGGTCTCGACCGGCGGGATCACCAGCAACGAGTTGGCATCGTCATCGGTGACTCCTGCAAAACTGTCAGGAGCACAGTCCGGTAGCGCGCCGGTGTTTGGCATTCGGGCATATGGGTCTTTCGATGGAAGCGTCGATCCGGTTACCCTTGGGAACTTGGGGAATATCGCTACGATTGCTTTTATCAGCACCGGGAATTGGCTTGTTACGTTCACCACACCGATGGCAAACACTTTATACACCGTTGTCGTCAATTGTATCTACGGAGCGACCAATGCGGTGAACGCGAGCGCAGGCACAAAAACAACGTCGTCGTTTATCATTACAACCAATTCAAACTTGGGTGTATTCAATTCCACATCCATCAATTTTGTCGTCATCACATAACCATTCCAACCATTCATCACCATGGGACTATTCTCAAAACCAAAAAAAATCAAAGCGCCGAAAGCGGACTACGCTGCTGACCTGACGAAATACGTCAATGCGATGAACTCCGCGCAAGGGTCTATCTTGAGCGCAGAGAAACAATACCGGCCCGAGTATCAGGCATTGAACCTGCAAGACATGAACGGGTTCTTGAATGGAACCGGCGGGCAGCAGGGTTTGATCGGTCAGACGGGTGCCGCGCAGTCGGCAGCGCAGGACCAGATAGAGTCGATGCGCGGCCGCGAGCTTGGCAACATGAATGCCAACACCGGGATGGTGCGTGGTTTGTTGGGAAACTTGTCACCGGAAGGTGCTGCCCGAGTCAACCAAGCGCAGTCGGCAGCGCAGATGGCACAGGGTCTTGCCGGATCCTATCAGGGCGCAAGCCAGGGCTACATCGATGCTGCGGACACCATGGGGATGGAGGCATTCAACCGGCGCGGGTATCTGTCGCAGGAGCAGATGCGGGCAAGCGACCAGCAGGCCCGCGAGGCCGCTGCGGCATCCGGCAGGCTGGGTGACAACGCGAGCATTGCCTCGCAGATTTTGAACCGTGAGAACGCGATGGCAGGCCGGCGGCAGGAAGCGATGGGTGCCACGCAGAATGCGATGTCCCAGTTCAACGCGCAGCAGCAGATGATGGGGAGCTTCCGAGGCGAGGCGCAGAATGCCAATACGAATGCTTACAGCATGGCTGATTCGTTCTACACGCAGCCCGGGTTGCAGTTGTTGGGCATGAACCCGGCGAGCATGGGGATGGGTCAGAACTACATGCAGTCTGGCATGGGGATGATCGGGCAAGGTAATCCGAAACTTTACGACACTGGAGCGGCACTCAACCTGGGTGCGGCGGAACGCCAGAACCTGCTAGGCGCACAAGCGGCGAACGCGCAGGCGCAATCATCTTACAGTTCGGGTCTGCTTGGCGGAATCGGCAAATTGGTCGGAAGTGCGGCTGGAAGCATCTTTGGTCCGGCAGGTACTGCGGTCGGAGCAAAGCTCGGCAGCACGGTAGGCAGTTGGATGAAATAATTTACTACACACAAACATGGCAATGATGGGCAGTTCAATCGACCCTCGGATGTTCGTTAACGACTATTCGGGATTCACCAATGCGGCAGCGATTCAAGCTGCCGGCATGCTTGATTTCGGCAATCAGATCGGAGGCGCGATCAAGGACTACCAGAAAGAGCAGAAGGACTCCAAGAACATGCTCAAGGCGGGAGAGGCGCAGATCAAGGCCGCTGCGGCACTGTTCCCGTCGCAGGCACCGATGTTCGAAAGCCTCGCCAACGACCTTCGCAACGAGGACACCCCGCTATCTGAGAGGGCAGCGATTGCAAGCCAGGTAGCCGACCTGATTTCCATGAGTGTGGGTGAGAAACGCTATCAGACCGAACGTGGCTACAAGGAACGGGATCAGGTGTTGGCTGAATCTCAGAACACTCGTCAGAACACACTTTTCAACCAGCAATCCGCCGCTACCCAGCTTGCGATTCAAGACGCACAGGCAAAGAGAGATGCAGAACGATTCAACGCACCGGCAAACCTTGCTGCGGCAATAAAGAAGGCAAGTCAGATTTCAGATTTCCCCATGCCATACAAAGGCACGGATCTCGAAGCGGCGTTTGACCAAACGCCAGAAGTGCAGAATGCGATGACTGCCTTGATCACTTCGCTACTGCCCGAAAAGCAAAAGTGGGAACTCAAGAACCTTCCGGCAACGATTAACGGGCAACCTGGTGAGATCCCTGCTTTGTTTAATGATAGTGGAAACATTGTTCCACTTGGTATGAACGACGGGATGGTCCTTCCTCCGAAGCAAGGAGGCACGATTGCACCTCCACCAGAAGACATCGCGACCAACGAGGGAGCAGTGCTGCCCGCCAATGAGTCGAAACTTGTGGGTGAGGGAACATCGACAGACGGCAAGCCAATAGAAATTTGGAACTATCAGGGACAGAATTACACCGCACCGAAGAAAGCCGGCCCGGCAAGCACTGGAGTCGATATCCAACTCGGTCGGAACATGGTTTCACCCAAACAAACCCCAGGAGAGGTGTTGCAAATCACCCGTGAGGGTGACATGGACAAATCCTTGAGCGGCATCCGTGACGAGGGACTTGTCCAGGCGCAGACAATCGGCGCGATGGAGGACGCAAGCAAGTTGCTGGATTCAGTTGAAACCGGATTCACCAAGGACACTCAAATGAGAGTGAAGCGTGCGTTTGGCATGGACGTGAAGGATGCGGAGCAGTTGCAAGTCATCGTCGGCAAGTTCGTGATGGACAACATCGCACTTACAAAGGGTGCGATTTCCGAAAAGGAAATGGCATACTTCAAAGACGAGCTTTCGCCGGGCATGGGCAAGACCACGGAGGGCAACAAGAAGATCATCGAGTTCAAGATCAAATACGCAAAGCGGGCAAAGGAAATCGGGGAGTTCATTACCGCAGCGCAGGCAGCGGGCAAGTCTCCGTTTGAAATCAAGTCTGCGGTTGACTCATACCTTGAGAGCAACACGCTTGTCGGTGGTGGGAAAGGGGCAGCACAAGTAGACCCTAACACGGAATCAAGCAATCGGATTCGCTCAAAGAAAGTCCAACAATAATGCCATCCGATCCTAGGGAATATGCAGTTGCAGTTAGGGATGGGGTTTCGACGTTCTTTGGACCGTCAGGAACCGAGGTTCCAACTCCTCCGATGGAGACGTTCACAGCACAGGCAGCGTCGGACGAGGATTTGATTGCCCGAGGTCTGTTGGACGAGAACCTCAATGCAACGCCAAGAGGAGAGTTGTTCCTCGATTTGACTGATGCCGGAATCTTCGATGAAAACGGCGTGATTACTCAGAAGGGTCGGGATTACTCGGTCGCAGAGAGGGACATCGGCAAGCCCGAGAACTTCGATGCGTTCAAAACGCAGTGGGATGAGGGGATCATCCGGCCCGAAACAGGACCGATGGATGTGGCAAAAGGAGTGTTAAAGTTTGCGGGGGAGGTCGTTTCTGGATTACCCGAACGTCTTCAACAAGAATTTCTGGGGACCGCATACAACATGACGACATGGGGTGGATTCATTGGTCGTGATGACAACCGACCACAATGGCTGAAGAATGAAATGACGGCAACTGGTCTTGGATGGGCAGACGGGTTAGGAGAAAGCTACGGGCAGTTGGCATCGATGGCAGACGTGGGACGTGCATGGGCAAAAGACGACATCCTCAAAAATCGCAAGTTTTTTCCCGGTGATGTTGGCGATGAAAAAGCGAAAGAAGCGGAAAGGTCACTGTATCAAGCCAGACAACGGCAGTGGCAACTTCAGAAAAACATCCAAGATCTTGAAGCTGGTGAGATTGCTGAAAATGTCCTTGGTCTGGATAATGCCATCCAGCAAGCCGAAGTGACGAAGAAGGCACTCGGTAAGGAAAAGTTCGACGAGCTGTATCAAGGGGGAAGTTCCGCTTCCCAAATATTTACCGATGCATCCAATGTCGTCCCTGGGCTTTTCGCAGTCAAAGCTGCCACAAAGGCACCGGTCGCGACTCGAGCCATCCTTCTTGCCCAGCAGAGGATCGGGCGCACCGCAGCGATGGACATGAAGATCGCCAGCATGCAGACCGCACTTGCCGCTGGCGAGACGCTGCTCAAGAAGGAAGCAGTCGCAGGACCACGGTGGGCGACACTCGCGACCAACCTGACTGCGCGAGGTGCGCTCGATGATGCAGCGATTGCAGCGGGCAAGGCATCACGACTGGCGGATGATGCCGCCCGGGTTCGCACGACCCTGCCGGCACTCACCGACGAGTTACAGAAAGCCATGGCGCAGCGTGCAAGCCTCGCCACCCGCATCCCCGAGGCAGTGGCGCAGAAGGCAGTCCAGACGATGGAACTGGGCCGCGCAGCACGCGCACTGCCCGCCAACGTGATGGGTGCTACCTTGGAGAGAGTCGGCAACGGACTGACCCGCACCGACAAGGCGATCACAGGGTTTTTGAAAGAGCGCGGACTCGATCAACTTTATACTGGCGCGGTTGGAGCCGCAGGCATGCTCGGCCTGGCAGGTAACCCAGTGCTGGGTGCGGTCGGGATCGGTGCTGGCGTTCTCAAGACCGGCAAGATGCTCGAGCAGGCGGGGAAGATGTTCCGCTACGTCGGCAAGGAGATGGCACAGGCGAGGGGGCAGATACCGTTCTGGCAACGAGTAGCGGTCCACACCGCACCCGGCACGGCAAACCGTGCTCTGGCGCACACGTTCGGCATGTTTGAGCTTGGTGGCGCCACCACCGACATCCTTCGCCGCACCGGTCGAGGAGTGTTGGCGGCAGCACCGGTCGATCTGGCTTTCGAGTGGCTTTCAGACGGTGCCGACATGCGCAAGCAGACGGTGTATCAAGCATTCGCTGAGTCGATGGTCCTCGGTGGGTCATTCGCCGCAGCAGGAGGGATCACGATGGGGACCAAGGCGCGCATGCGTGAGCTTGGCTTGAACGACGAGATCAACTTCCGCCAGGGACTGGTCGACCAAAAGCAGAAGGCACTGTTCGAGGCGATCCCGACAGAGTCCCGGCGCGCGGTGGCAACTTACTCGATTGCGAACCCGACACTCAATTTCAATTTCACCAACAAGGGTGCGAGTCACTACGACCCACCGACCAACACGGCGACGATCAATGTGGCATCGAGCAATCCGCTCAAACCACTGCTTGGGCATGAGGTCCTGCACCACACGATCATCAAGAACGGCATGGAAAGCGGCATTGCCGCCCTTTTCCTTGGGGACACCGAGACCAACACCACCGGAGGTCTGCTGCGCGCCAAGGACGGGTCTCTTGACCCCAACTTCGCGGAGTTCGTCGAGACCTACAACCGGCGGATGGACAATGCCGGCGCGCCCAGGCCGAAGCTCAAGGATCTGGCAGTCGAGTATTTCATCGAGCAGCATGCTGACCACTACTCAGACATGGCGGAAAGTGGTGCCTTGGGTGCCACAGCATCGAGAGGTGCTGCGCGCCGGTGGATGGGTGGTGTGATGGACACCCTGCTCCCTCGAGGCGCGGTCTTGAAAGACCTGCACTTCAAGATGGGTGGCGCGGTGGATGCGAACGGTGCCATGGTCATGGGCAACGGACTGCTGGCAGACGGCATCCGCCAAACACCTGCGGCACAGAAGATGTTCCGCGACATGAACCGACGCAGTGCCGGTCGTGCGCCTGGGCAGTTCGAGCCACTCGGCACCGACAGCAAGGACGCAGGACCGACCGTCCAACTCGACCCAGAGAACGGCATCGACATCGCATTGATGCACCCGTTGGTGGTCGTCGACGAGAACGGTGTGCCGGTGATGCAGAATGGCAAGCCGGTGTTCATCGACAAGGCGACCGACATGCTGCGTGGCGCGGCAGGTGTCACCGTCATGGAGAAACTCCGTGAGAACCAGGCTGCGGGCAAACGCTACGCACCCGGGGAGATGCACTTGGACGACAATGGCGAGGTGCAGGGTCGGTGGTTGTCTCCAGAGGTGCTGCGCGATGTGATTTCGAAGAACAAGTTCAACTCCGAGCAGGCGCAGGTCATGCGTTCTGTCAATGCGGCGATCAAGACTGGCGACGGTAGCCGCATGGTCGTGATCAACTTCCCAGCGACAAAGAAGCTGAAGAACGGCAAGGTGGTCTACGCCACGCAGGCGGCAACCATCCGCGACATCGTGCCAGTCGGGTTATCGATCACCAAGGACGGCAACCTGCTCATCGGTCTGATGAGCGTGACCAAGCTGCATGAGAACATCACGAAGCGGGCCGGCAGCAAGCGGGGCAAGAGACTCTACGGTGGCAACACCGACCAGATCCTGACCGACGTGCGTGCCATGATGGACTACCACAAGCAGGGGGTCGACAGTCTGGAGTTTTTCGCCAAGAAGTATGGTGCGGTCGAGGCTAACGAGCGGAAGCTTTTCATCAACACGATGTTCGGGCTGCTCAACAAAACAGAGCAGGCGGTGCTCAATCCGCTCTTATTGGAGGACGGTGTGAAGAGCCAGGACAACGTGTTCCGCACCTACCGGGTGGACAGGGTGAGCAAGGCGGTGCCGATGGCACCCGACCAGCACCAGCCGATGCCGTTCTCCTACGAGGCGGCGAGTGCGGTCAAGATGCCTGAGATGCCGGAAGGTCCGAGGATGATGCCGGAGACTGCAGACATGGATCCAGAACGTGCTCGTCAGATAAAAACACAGGAGGAACTGCTCGCCCCAGAATTGGATGACGGTGCCGAGTCGATCCCCATCGAGAATCCAGATGATGCGACGATCCCCGGCACCATCGCGCCAGATTCACCGCTCAGAAGTCTCCCCACCACCGGCACCCCAATCCGATGGGATCAGAGCAACGAAACATCCAAGCGGTATCTTCCTGAGTCGGATCGGAATGCTTATCAGACGATGACCCCGGAACTCCTCGCACAGATTGAGGCAGAAACGCCGACGCTGGCAGCCATTCACATCGACCGGATGAAGGTCGGTGAATACATGGGAGTGGACCTCCAGGGCGGGATGTTCTATCCGACGATCAAGGAGAATCTCGCCAATGGTGTTGCATGGGCATTCAACTCACCGGGTGTCGCCCGCTCCGTGGCCCGCCGCGCAGCGCAGAACGGTGGCTACGTCAAACTGATCTTGATGCAGGAAGGCAACGTCGTTGGCAACAAGACGTTCGGCAACATCTGGTTCAACAATCTCAACGAAAACATCAAGGCCCGCAAAATCTCCAAGGGCATGGCGCTGACCCAGTTGAACGTGGCCCGCCGTGTCGTCTATAAGAAAATCGAAGGAAAAGACGCCAAGCGGAACCCGTGGGTCGAGTCACATTCCAAACAATGGAAGACGCTGGAAGAAGCGAGGGATGCCATCCTCTCCATGCCGCAGATCGAGCGGGGAGCCACCTACTTTCAGAAGTCAAAGACCGTCACAAAAGCGGATGGGGAGAAAATTTCCTATGGCGCACTGCTGTCCCAAAAGATGGCGGCTTCGGGTTTTCCGGACGCAATCAAGATTGTCGGTGACATCGAGGAACCCGCATTCAAAGGAGTCCCTACAGGCGCTGCTGTTGCGATCCTGAGATTTGATCCGTTGTCAGACGATGCCAAGATCCAGACCGCCCAAGAGGCCGGCGTGCCAGAGCATATGTCGTACGGTTATGTGCTCAAAGGGCAACCCGTCGCCAAGCTCAGTCACTACCAGGTAGTCGATGAAACATTCCCGAAAACAAAGGGGCAGATCATGACGCAGCAGCACACCGACTTCCCGATCAAGGATTCCGTGCCATTTAAAGGTGCGAGCAAAGGGGAGATTGATTTCGCAACCGCCGACATCCGCTACCTGCCCGAGCCGCTTGACGGCGGTGGTAAGAATGGCGGCATGGTTACTCCTAAGATCAACACGCCCAAGGAAATAAAACTCATGGAGCAGGCTCTTGCTGCGCCAAGGGATATTCCAAAAGACCTGCGAGAAGCATGGGAGATTGGAAAAAGGGTGTCTCACCTTTCAGACTCAGAGGCAGTTTATAGCGGAATGGTTCCAGAGTGGGTGTTTAATTTGGGTCACGACGTTACGGAATTTTATGAGGCAGGAAGACGTGGTGAGAATCCCGAATACGTTGTCGGGTGGCGACGGGGAGGCATCCCAGAACGTGGACGAAGCGTGAATTGGGCTGATAACAACGCGGAACCAGGGGTTTCTTTGGCATATGCTCACAATAGGACAGACATGGAGTTAAACGCCATGACAATGCTTGGAGTTTCTCACAGAAAAAAGACATTTGTGGATGGGTGGGCATTTCCAAAGTCAAGATGGGGGAGCGATGGTGAAATTGTAACCCTCGGCACCAAAGAATTGAAACCATGATCACTCCACTGAAAAAACCTAGCAGACCAAAGAAGCGCAAGGTGAGCACACCGCTGGACGAGATCATGGCAGTGAAACAGCATGAGACTCCCGTTCCGTTCTCCAACGACGAATGCCCACCTGAGTGGTATGAGGAAGTGCGGCAACGGGTGATCGAGCAGGGTGGAGGACCATCCAGCACTGAGTTTGTGAAACCAAAGAAGTGTGCCATCGCACTTTGGAGGTTAGCGCAGGGAGTTGCCATGTGGCGGATCGCTGATGAAACCGGATTAGATTTAAAAACCGTCGTGCGCTTGAGATGGAGACACACCGACACGCTTGACACCCGGCGCAAGGAGTTTTCCCGAAGCTATGCCCAGGTTGCGGATGTTTTCACCGATCTCCTGATGGAGAAAGCGCAACAACTTGGCAGCGACCCAGAGTCGCTTTCAAAACTCTCGCCAGAAAAATTAGCTTTAACGGTCGGCATCATGACCGACAAAGCAGCGCAACTCTCAGGCATGGCGGGAGTCATCATCGAACATAGGAAGGGGCCATCCATCGAAGATGCATCGCAAGCCATCACAGCGGCCCGCGCACGGATCGCAGAGAAGATGCGCGCCCAAGCAATCGAAGCGGAAGTCATCACCGAAGAACCTGAAGCATGAAGTGGCGCAGTCACCAGATCCTGACCCCACCCACCGACGAGGAACTCGTCGTGATGGACGAGGCGGACTTGGTCGAGCTGCACCGGATCTTCCATGAGGCAATTGAGAACGCGGAGAAAGACCCGTTCCGCTACGGATTTCGTCTGCCGCACTGGCAGAAGGCGGAAGAGGCAATGAAGGATGTCTCGGAGGTGTTAGCGTTGGGTGGAAATCGCAGCGGTAAGACGAGGTGGGGTGCATACGCAGTGGTGCGTGCTGCCATCGAAAACGACAACAGTGAAATCTTCTGCTTCGCGCAAACATCGGAAGTTTCCATCCGCCAGCAGCAAAGCGCAGTGTGGGAAGCACTGCCGGCGGAAATGCGGACCAAGCAGATGACTGCGGGAGCTTACATTTCCTACACCAAGAAGAACGGATTCACGGACTCATCCCTGATTCTTCCCAACGGGTCACAGATCATCTTCAAGACCTACTCGCAATACTCCAACAACCCGACCATCCTCGAAGGTGCCGAGCTTGGAAGCAAGAACCCCAAGTGGCACAACATCGGTGTGTGGCTCGACGAGTATCTGCTAGGACCGGAACTTATTTCAACACTCCGCTTCCGCCTCGCCACCCGAGAATCAAAAATGTTAGTAACCTTCACTCCCGTGTCGGGATACACCGAGATAATAAAAGAGTACCTCGAAGGCGCGACCACCATCGAGACGAAGCCCGCCGAGCTTCTCAACGGCGAACTGGTCCCCTACGTCCAGCGGAGCAAGCAGCGCAACGCCAGCGTCCACTACTTCCACTCGGAGGACAATCCCTTCGGAGGTTATCATCGCATCCGCGAGACGCTGATCGGTCGTCCCCGCGAGGAAATCTTGATCCGTGCCTACGGGGTGCCGGTCAAGAGTCACGCGACCAAGTTCCCCAAATTCAATACAGCGATCAATGTCGTCACTCCAGAAAGCATCCCAACGGAGAACATCACCCGGTATTGCATCATCGATCCTGCCGGCAGCAAGAATTGGTTCATGGCATGGGTGGCAGTCGATGCATCCAGCACGTTCTGGGTCTACCGTGAATGGCCCGGGGTCGACGTGGGCGACTGGGCCGAGTGGAAGAACGGCAAGTGGCAACCTGGCGAGGGCGCCAAGGGGCAGGGATACGGCATCAAGGACTACGTCGATCTCATCCGCGACATGGAGGCGGGCGAGGATATCTACGAGAGACTGATCGACCCCAGACTCGGTGCGGCGAAGTATCAGAGCAGCGACGGTGCATCCTCGATCATCGAGGACTTGGCCGAACACGGGATTGACTGCATCGCAGCACCTGGCCTCGACATCGACGACGGCTTGCAGGCACTCGTCAGCAAGATGGCATGGGATAACAGCAAGGAAATGGACTCGGTCAATCGTCCTCACTTCTACATCTGCGACGAGTGCGAGAACATCATCCGAGCACTGGCGGAATACACCGGCGACGGTGGACTCAAGGAGGCATGGAAGGATCCCATCGACGTGATCCGCTACGCTGCCATTGCCGACCTCGATCACGTCGACCACAAAAGAGTTTTAGCGACCCGCCAAGGGTCTGGAGGATACTAACATAACAAAAACATGAAACTGCGCTACAACCCGAACGAGACGATCAACGAAGAGGAAGAACTTCCGACATTGCGTCAGTCCGCCAAGGAGGTTCCAATACCACTCACCAAGACCCTTGAGGTGCGGGTGATCCAGCTCGCCAAGAACCCGCGATTCGTCTATGCCGACCTCGAGGGCAACCGGATTGCCGTTGCGGTGCCGCAGAAGATTTCCGCAAGACTCCAAGGTAAAATCATTCGCGTGATTGCGACTGACAATGCCGACGAAACAGTTTACACCTATCAGTCATGAACGAGACCATCGATGAATCAATGATCTATGCCGACGAGGAACCTGACATCAAGGCACTCACCGATGCATACAATTCCGCCTTGTTGGACAACGGCGACTACTTCGACCAGTGCCTGCGGTCCTACGATGACCGGCGCAACATCTGGACGGGCAAGTCGTCCGACCTGCGGAAGCACGGTGCGAACTCATTCCCGTGGGAAGGTGCAAGCGACCAGGAGGTCAACGTGGTCGGGGAGCGGATCGACAACTACGTCGCCATGTTCTCGCAGGCACTCAGCCGCAGTCACATCAAAGCTTTCCCGACCTCGCCGGCATCCATGCCGCGCGCGAGCATGGTCTCGGGGTTCTTGAAGTGGATGCTCTCCAGCTACATCCCCGACTTCAAGTCACAGATGGAACTGGGCGGAAACTACCTACTCGAAAAGGGATTGATGATCTCCTACGTTGGATGGAAGCGTGAGGTGCGGACATTCCTGCAAACCGTCACGCTCGAGCAGATTGCGGAAGGTTCCCCCGAGCTTGCCGACATGATCATGGCAGGGGATGCCGACGAAGACCTGGTGGCAGTGCTTCAGCAGACGTTCCCAAACCTGACCACCAAGCGAGGTCGCAGCGTCCTGCGCGACATGCGGAAATACGGACAGGCGGCAATCCCAATGCCACGCATGAGTGTGGACTGCCCAATCGTCCATGCCTGCGCCCCCGATGGTGAGGTGATTCTGCCACCCTACGTCACCGACCCGCAACGGTCACCCTACATCTTCTGGCGCACGTTCTACACCCCGCAGGAACTCGAGAAGAAGGTCACTGCCGAAGGCTGGGATGCCGACTGGGTTGAGAATGCTATTCAGAACCTCCGTGGAAAGGACTCAGAGAAGATCGACGGTGAGAAGAAGGGGAACCAACGCCGGCCAATCACCGAGGACAACGACCTGATCATGGTCGTCCATGGCTACCAACGCCTGATCGACGAGGAGGATGGCAGCGAGGGCATCTACTGCACCGTATTCCACCCAGAGGCGGAAGGGTATGCCAAAAACGAGCTTCTCAATGGATACGACAACTATCCATTCATCATCACCCGACTCGCCCACAACGAAAAGCGGATGTATGAGGCGACAACATTCTCAGACTCCCTGCGAGGACCGCAGATGCAGATCAAGACCGAGATGGACAGCAGGATCGACCGTGCATCCATGGCGACCCTGCCGCCGCTCATGCACCCAGCCGGTCGCCCACCCAGCGACTGGGGACCAGGGTGCCGTGTCCCCTACCGTCGCCTCGGAGAGATCGCCTTCGGGCCGGTCCCGACGTTCGACCCGGGGTCGATGGAGATCGACGTGAACAAGCGCCTGCAAGCCGACCGTGCGGTGGGGTTGGACTTCACCAACCCAGCCAGCAGTGCAAGGCAGCAGTTCTACATCGGCAAGTTTTTGGATCACGTTCGTGATGTGCTCGGGCTTGCTTGGCAACTATTCCAACGGATGGGACCGGACGAGGTGTTCTTCCAGGTCACCGGGAACCCAAACCCGCAGACCATGAAAAAAGGCGACCCCGACGAGGTGTATTCCATCGTCGTGGCGTTCGACTCCATGGCAAACGACCCAGAGACCGCAGAGGCTCAGATGAAGCAGGTGATCAGCCTCGTCCAATACGACCGCAACGGGATTATCGATATGAACAAGTTGCTCGAGTTCGCAGCCATGAGCATCTCACCGGTCCTTGCCGACTATGTGCTGCAACCTGCCGAGGAGGCACAGCAGAAGGTCACCAAGGCAGTCACAGACGACCTTGCCAAGATCTTCGCAGGCATCGAGGTGCCGGCGCAGGCCAACGGCGCACAGATCGCCATGCAGATCGTGCAAGCCTACGCGCAACAACCGGACATCGGCCAACGACTCCAGCAGGACGAGGCATTCGCTGAACGTCTCACTAAGTATCACGGACAATACCAATTCATGATGCAGCAGGCTCAGAACGCCGAGATCGGCAAAATCGGAACTGCGCCGGCAGAAATGGCCGGCGTGAACACTCAACAGATGAACCAACAATGAGCGCACTACCCAAACCAACCATCCAGCAGGCAGTCGCAGAGCTGCAACACCGTGACGAGTTCAAGGTGATCGTGCAGTTCCTGCGTGACGAGCGTGAGAGATTTTTCGCAGACTTGAGGCAAGCGGAAACGCCCAACGATGTCATGAAACTGGCAGGCTCGACGGCAACGCTCGACGAGATCATCCAACTGCTCCAACCCGCATGAGCGCCGGCAAAGGATCGACCCCGAGACCGGTGGACGCTACAGCGTGGGACAAAGGCTACAGCAACATAGTTTGGCCCAGCACCAAGGAAAAGCCGAAGAAGTAACCCTTCGCCACCCAGCCCGCTCGGAGCAATCCCAGCGGGCTTTTTTGTGCCGCCGTCCAACAAAACGCACAAATATTGCATTTGTAGTTGACTTGCGTTAACAAAATCGGCACAGATCCACCATCGCCTTCGCCGTGGCGTCAAAAATGGTGTTATGAGCAATCAAGAGAAGACCGTCGAGGGGGTCACAAATCCTTCGGAGAACATCACATTCGAAGAGCTAATTGCTCAGAGAGTCGCAAAGCACTCCCCGACCGAGGAGTTGGAGACTGAGGAATCGCAGGATGAGGAGGAACTGGAGGAGCAATCCGACATAACCGACGAAACCGAAGAAACCGAGGACGAAGACAACGAGGAGGAAAGTGCCGCTGAAATCGATTTGTTGTCACTGACAACCGAGCAGATTCAAGACCTAGCCAAAAAGGGAAAATCCCGACTCCTGCAAAGGATCGGTGAGCTTACCGCTCAAAAGAAAGCCCTGGAGGAAAAGCTTACTGCCCGGCCCGATGCGAAACCACTGCCATCCATACCTGCCGAGGAGAATCCATTCCGTGACTTGAAAACGGTGGAGGAGATCAAAGCGAAGTATGAGGAGTTGGAGAAGGTCGCTGAAGAAACTGACAGCATTCTGGAAGATCACGAAGACTACGCTGCCGACGACATCATTTCGCTCGGCAACAAGGAATTCACAAAGAAGGAAATTCGCCTGGCAAACCGGAACGCTCGGAATGCGATGCTGAAGTTTCTCCCAGCTCAAGCCGCAGAGATTCAAAAGGTCTCCCACCGTATTGAAATGGCAGAGAAATTCGACGCAGCCATTCCAATCGAGATTCCCGAGATGGCAGACGAGAAGTCCGATCTCTCTCAGAAATTCAAGTCGATGATGGAAGACCCGCTGATCGATCAGGTTCGCAGGCAAGTGCCGGATCTCGCCCCACAGATGGGCTACCTCCTCGCACATGCAATCCGCTCAATAAACCAGCAGACGACCAAACCACGCGCAGCAACGGCGCCGGGAATAAATTCAAGACCGAAAGTGTCTGGATCCCCGGTTGGAGCCGGAGCAGCGAAGGCGGGAGGAAAGTCGGTTAGGAAGCACGGCGCGGATGCCTACCAGCAATTCGAGCAAACAGGCAGCGAGGCCGATTGGATCGCCGCCAGAATCGCTAGAGCAAATTCCTAAATCATTACGACCATGGCTATTTCAACCACATATTCACCTAACGCCCCCGCCGCTCGCAGCGGCCAGGGGTCCGCAATCGGAAATCGTGAGGACCTCAGCAATGAGCTTTGCCTCCTCGCACCTGAGGACACACCGATTCTCTCGCTTTGCTCAAAAGGCAAGGCAAACAGCACGTTCCGCGAGTGGAACACCGACAAACTTGGTGCCATCTCCACCGCAGGTATCAGTGAAAACACTGACGTGACTGCCTTCGAAGACAAGTTCGCGAGCCGCGCACGTTTGGGCAACTACACGCAGATCTTCCGCAAGAGTTGGATGGTGTCGACCATTCAGGACGCAGTCACTTCTGCTGCTCCTGCCAATAGCGCAGCCGCAGAAGCAAAGGCAATCCGCGAGTTGAAGCGCAACATGGAAGCGACCATCTGCTCATCCAACGAGATGACCGTGGAGAACGGTGGTGGAGTGCCTTACGGACTTCGCGGACTTGGCAAGTGGCTGCAATCGACCGCACAGGCGACCAACCCGGTTCCTGCCGACTACCTGACCCCAGCCGGAAGCATCCTGACCGCAGCGCCTTCGGAGAGCACCCTCAACAACGTGATCGCATCGATTTTCTCCAAAAACGGAGAGATGAATGCTTTGACGGTTGTCGCAGACATTGCAGTCCGCAAGGTGATTTCTGAGTTCACCCGCACCAGCACGAACACGAACACGAAGACCTACCAGGTCAATCAGGATGTGACCTCGAAAAAGATCACTCTCAGCGTGACCATGTTCGACTCTGACTTCGGGCAATTGTCCATCGTAAACGGCAATCCTGATTGTATGCCATCGGGCAGCAATGCCTACATCATCAATCCGAAATACCTCGGATTCGACACGCTCATCCCTATGGGATCGCAGCGTCTCGAAAACCAAGGTGGCGGCGAGCGGGGGTTCATCGAGGCAGTGGGAACACTGCTTGTCAAACACCCGCAAGCACACGGCAAGATCGCTTACTAATCTTCAACCTTCCAACAACTAACAACTGAAAAATTATGAAAATTAGTAATAACGAAAACGCCGCATTCACCGACATCGTCAAACTGACTGCTGCCGACCTGATTGCCATCGGAACCGGTAATACCAAGCAAATCGGACTTCTTCCTGTCGGGGCAGCAATTGAATTGTGCGGAATCATCAACACGGTGGACATCGTTGGATCGAGTTCGCTTGTCGTCGACATCGGCTATTCCGGTGCCGCTACTGCGTTCATCAACGCATGGGATGTGGATGCTGCAACTGTCGGTCTTCCCGTTTACAACACGGGAACCGATTTTGTGCAGTCTGCGGCAACCACCACTTTCAAAGGTGGCGCATTGCCAGTCAAGCCAGTATCAGGAGCAACCCCGATCTTGTTTAAAGTGACCGATGCTGCCCTTGCATCGATCACTGCCGGCGAGATTGTCATCGGCATGCGGATCCTCGACCTCGGTCGTTTCGCTTAACCCCACACCCATGGCGGGGTAGAGATTGCGGCAATCAGGCCGGAGTTTCTGCCCCGCTCTTCTCGGATGATATACACCGGAGAAATGCACCAGGCACTGGTCCGCGAGTTATGCTCCGGTCGCCAGTTGGCAGAGACCCTTGAAAACAAGCGTGAGGTCGAAGCGGCGAAGGTCGCTCAACAGGCGCGAGGACACAAGACCATCCAAGGACTGGGCAAGCAAATCGGTGAGATACCCCAGGACACCTACTTTAAAATCCTCCGTTCACAAGGCGAGGGGTGCTGGCAGGACAAAACATTTGTCCGCGAGTTTTTCAACAAACACTCACACCTCCGGTCCCACCGGATTTGATAAACACTCATGACCGAACGCACTCATGCCGACCTCATGGCGCTGATTCAAGGCTTGTGCGGGGTAAACTTCGCCACCATTGAGCTGCCGCGCATCAATGCGCTCATCAACCGGCGGGCAACGAAGGCATACCGAGCTAGCAACCATTGGCCTCGATTCCTGCATGTCGGTGAGGAACGAGCTGTGACGCTCAGTGTCATCCCATTCGCAGAAGGTGTCCTCGACCGGATCGAGGTGTTTTTACGCATCCACAAAACCCTACCTTTTTATTCGAACACGGCGCAGGAGTTTACGTTCCACGTCACGTCGGCAGGTGCCACGCTCATCGCCGGCGCCTTGAATCCATCCAGTGCGTTTGTCACTTACAAAAAGGCGTTCACACCGACATACACCACCTCGAGCATCGACATTCCAAGCGAGTGGTTCGACTACCTGGCGCACGGCACCTATGCCGACTTCCTGCGTTCTGAGGGTCAGCAGGAGAAATCAGCATTGGCCGATGCCGAGGCAGCAGACATCCTGACCGACGAGCTACTCAACATCGACCAGGCCGGCACCACACAGGTCGTCGCAACCCGGTTCCGCACCCACCTCAACACCGACTCCCGTTCAGTCAACGGTGGTGGCGGCTCCGCTGCACCGGGCTTGACTGCCGACGCACCGGATCTCGATGCCATCTTTGAAGAAGGGCTTTCTTGACAATATGAGTGATCTAGCACCAGAAACAGTCCAGTTGGCGCAACGGGCAGCCCAAGAGAGCAAAGCACTACGCACGCTCATAAATAGCAACGTCGCAACTCTTGGCGCCCTCACGACGACCGCAAAGGAATCTCTTGTCGCCGCCATCAATGAGGTGAAAGCCGGGGCTGGTGTCACAACCCTCACCACCCCACCAAGCAACACCTCAGTTATATGGTTCGACCCATCTGACTGCACCCTCTCGGTCTATAACGGCTTCTACTGGGTGACTGACGGGACGATCTACAACATCCCAGACGGAGACACCCCAGACAACGCGATCACGTTCAACGGCGACATCCTTACGTTCAATGGAGACACTTTAACATTTGCAGCATAAAATTATGGCAACAAAACCAATCGAAAATTTAACTGTTTTAGAACAAGCCACATTTCGCGAAGAGATCGGAGCGAATAATGCCAGCAATATCACCAGCGGCACCTTGGCACTGGCTTACGGAGGCACAGGGTCAGGAACAGCGGCAGGGGCGCGGACGGCACTTGGCGTGGATTCCGCCAAGCAATTCCGCGCGTCCAACTACGGCGCACGGGCCGATGGGGTTACGCTTTTCGATGCGGTTTACACCAACGGCAGCACAGCACTCACTTCCGCTTCTGCTGCATTCACAGCGGCAGATGTGGGAAAATCCATTGTGTTGCAGATATCGCAGGGTGTCCGGCAGATTTTGACAATTGCCTCAGTCACCAACGGCACTACGATCACGCTTAGTGCAAACGCCTCTGGGAACTCGGTAAATTACGCATTTCAAAGCGTTACCTACGGCACCGACAATACTGCTTTCATTCAAGCGGCAATCAACGCCACCGCAGCAAACAACGGAGGTGGGGGGTCAGTGATTTTTGACGGAGGGACGTATCTTTGCACAGGATCGCCAAGCGATACTAGCAACCGAAATTCGATCTTTGCCATTCCGTTTGCGGTAGATCCACGGACTCAAGAACCCATTACCATCGAGTTGATTGGTCCGGTGCCTCCAGGCACTTTTTTTGCTGATCCAGACCAACTACCTCACAAAGCTGGAACGATCATCTATTGTCCAAACCAAACCGCAACAGGGTCAAATCCTTCTGTCTTCGCGGTGGTCAAAGGCAATGCCGCACAAGAAGCCCTGATTTCTGGGACAAACACAAAAACCATGACCCGTTCTGGGAATGTGTTTACCTCCAACGGTCACGGTTATTCCAACACCAACGCCGTTCGCGTGTTTGCAGTAGGTGGCAACCTACCTTCACCACTTGAGCCTAACGTCGATTATTTTGTAAGAGATTCAAACACAAATACCTTCAGCTTGGCACTTACATCTGGTGGAGCAGTAATTGAACTCTCGGGTGGGTCGGGGACATTCAGAGTCTGTCTTGCATCCATTAAAACCTATTGGGGTGCAGTTACGACAACGACATCATTTAAAAACATTACTGTTCGCCAAGTTCCAAACCCCAAACTGCACGCGCTCCAGTTTAGATGGGGGGGCAGATTGTTGGCCGATGACGTTTGTATTGATTTGGATGTGCCTTATTCATCTGAGGCAAATTTGCTTATAGATCCCAATTCCGGTGCTGCAATTGGAATTATATGCCCAGATAAACTAAGTGGCTACGGGTCAAATATCGGTAGGGCTTACATTTACGGGTATTATGCCGGAATTGAAATAGGTGACTTGACCTCAGTGGCTCACTTGACTGCCGAGTTTTGCTACATTTGTACCACATCCCGTCCTACGACGAACTACATGAACGCTCTTGTTCTAAATTCGTATCGTTGCACGATTCCATTGGTCGGACCGATGGCGGGAGGCGGCGGGATGGTGATTCACATTAACCTGTTCAATATTGAAACCTACCGTGGAGGAGGAATTACTTATGCTCCGGCTTGGACATACAGCAACAATGGAAACATTGAAATTGATATTCCTCTAGGTGCCATTTCTGGACATATCAACGTAAGCACCGTATTAGCTGGGACTGGACTAATCCCGACAACGGTAAGAACAGGAACTTCTGAAGGACCAGCAGCTCTTACCGTTTACGACCTTGTTACAAGAACATTTACTGGTAAAAATGAATCTTCCAGCATCACGGTCAAACGTCCGTTTACTCCTGCCGCGCCAACTTTGACGGTCAATGGCACAGGGGGATCGACCAACTACTCGTATCGAATTGGGTATAAATTGCTCGACGGAAGCATTGTTTTAAGTTCGGTGGTTAGTGCAAATGCTGCTGCGACACTGGGAGGGGCTGAAAGTATTTCTGTCATAATCCCTCCAGTTAATGGGTGTGCAAACTATTTCCTATACCGGACAGCATCTAGCGGAACCCCAAGCACATTGGGGTTAATAACGACGGGGAGTGCGGGAACGGGTGGATACATCCCAAGGTCGGGAGCTGCCATTACGGACAACGGGATTGCGGCAGACACTGCCTTACAACCTATTGAGACGGTTGGAACAGTCACCGCTGAAAGGCTTGAATTGACTGGCAACGCCAGAGACTCCGGCTTCAGCGTCTTGGATCGGGATGAGACAGATGCTCGATATGGTCAACGGATCTACCATGAAGTTACCTCAGATGTAACTAATGGCACCGGAAGCACGACAGTCAGCTCAAGTACTGTGACGGTTCCGGTCGGAAAGTGGCTTGTAAGAGGGTCAATTTTCGTAACTCGAAATGCGACGACTTCAAATTGCAGGGGCGAACTTATGTGGGTTAGTGGGGGAACAACTGTATCTGGCCGAATGAGTCAAACTTGCAACCATAACACCACGTTCAATGGTGACCCGTTCACTTTTGCCACTGGCGGATCAATTATGGGGGGGAGCAATTTTTCTGCTGGGAGTGCTATTTTGGGAGGTACTGGAATGGACACAGTTGCATCTGGATCAAAGGTAATGATTTTCCAAGGAAACGGATTTATCAATGTAACAGGATCGCCATCGGTGCTAAGGTTTCAAGTTACTCAGACAACAGCGGACGCTGTAAACCCCGCCATTTTAAAAGCGCAAGAAACTTACGTTGAATTCCAAAAGATAAACTAATAATGCGCCCACCCCTCGCCATCCTCCTGCTCACGATCCCAACCATTTAATTCATGACAGCCATCATTTTCCCAACAGCTCCAACAGACGGGCAGGAATACACCGAAAACGGCAT